CTCCCCATAGCTTCTCTTGCTACGGTTTATTATTCGACATGACTTCGTAATTTCCTTTTGGAATTTTACGTTAATTTATGGAGGAACTGAACAGTTACGTAGGCTGCTTTCGCCGCTTCATAGGAGGACGAGAGAGACGCGTCGCTGTAGGCAAAGGAGCCGTCCGAAAATACATTCAGGTCGCAAAAGTAAAGGCTGTTGGTGCTGCCGGACGTGTAGGTGGGCTCTGCCGTCACCCAGTTGCCGCCCGGCGGATTCGCCGTGGGCTTTGAGGGCTTGGCAGATGTTGAAGATTGCAGCAGATAATACCGGGTGCAGGACTGAAGGTCTCGGATGGAGGATAGCGTGATCGCCGCCGATGCTTTCACTGCCATAGATTATCCCTCCAGCTGCGCAATATAACTCGCCTTGTTCGTCACGTCGGACGGTGTGATGTTCAGGGTCGGACCGGTGGTGGACATGGCAGTGGAGGAACCGTCCTTGTACCACTTGATGGTGCCCAGCGCCGCGATCTGCGTGGCGTTGAGCTCAACGCCTGCCTTGTACACATGCGCCGTAAGGGTCGTGCTGACGCCGGTGTTCTTGAAGATCGTGCCGTTCGAGGACGTGATGCTCATGGTGATGGCGTCCGCCCCGGCAGGCCCCGTTCCTCCGGTCGCTCCCTTGATGTTGGAGACATAAACCCACTTCGCCACATCAGCCGCGCCAGCGACGGTGCAGCGGTAGGTATTCTGGGTACTGGTGTTCAGGTACATGTCGCCGACCTTTGCGTTGGCGACGCCAGAACCGCTGAAGATCGTGGCTGTGGTAGATGTGCCCGTGATTCCGGTGCCCGTATACCACTGTGCTGAAGAGCCTGCTCCGCCGGTTGCGCCTTTGATGTTGGAGACGTACACCCACTTCGCCACATCAGCCGCGCCTGCCACGGTACAGCGGTAGGTGTTTTGGGTGGATGTGTTCAGGTACATATCACCGACTTTCGCTGCCGTGATGCCGCTGTCACTGAAGATGGTTGCCGTGGTGCTGGTGCCGGTGATCTTCGTGCCAGTATACCACTGCGCGGAGCTGCCTGCCGCGCCAGTTTGCCCCTTGAACGCGATCTGGAAGGTGAACAGCTTGTGGATCGTGATGTTCCCGTTGTCAAGTTGAATGGGAATGTCAACAACGCCACCTGCGGTGACGGCGGTCGTGACCGCAATGGTCAGGGTGGGCTGGGTGGCATCTGTATCCTTGGTGACGTTGACGCCGGTGGGCTTCACCACATCGTCCAGGTTGACGGATGCCGCCACCTGCGACGCGCCGCACATGGCGATGACGGTCGTCTGGGTACTCGCCGCTATTGCCTTGCTGGTATCCCCCAGGAAGGTGTGGCTGTCGTTGGTGAGCATGACGGAGTAGCCGTCCGTCAGGTCGACGATGCTGATCTGGTCAGATGATCTGATGGCCATGAAAGAATCCTCCTCATTCTGTGATAAGGGCGCAACGGAACGTGACCTTCACGTCCACATCCGCCGGGCCGAGCGTAAGCCTGAATCCGCCGTCTGAAAGCCGGCTGTCATCGGCGGAGATGATACCGTATCTGTCCTCGTCCATGCGTAGCCACTCCCACTGCAGATGTGCGCTTACCCCGAAGGTCGCCCGGAGTGCGGTCAGGTTTTCAATGATCTGCTTCCCGTAATGAACAGAAACCGACAGAACCGTAGAGACGTTGTTGTCCTTGAACACCGTGCCACGGCTTGAGTCGATGCGCAGCACGGCAGGTGTGGCGTCCTGCATGGCATCTTCCACGGTATCATCCACCGTGCCAACCACCAGCTGAATGAAGTCCTGGGACTGGATCACCGAAGTGTTCAGCTGATCTATAAAGGCCTGCCGGGCAAACAGCTGATCCACATCAATCCTCGCCGCGTCAATCTGATTGATCAGCGCGAAGGTGCCCAGGAGACTGGACGTACTGATCTGGGAAGCAGTGATGGACGTTTCGAGGATAACCCGTCCTGATTCCGTCTGCCCGGCGTCAATCTCCTGCTCGGTGACCGTGGTGAGCGTGCCAGTGACGTTGCCGCTGCTGTCCACATCAAGGCTGTAGTACTGGCCATCGCTGGCCTTGATGCACAGGTTGCCGATGGACGCGCCGATCATCTGGGCATACTCCACGGCAAGGTTACGGATGAATACCTGCCCGGCAGCGCCATAGTCCAGGTTCATGGATTGCGCCACCAGATGCTTTATGGTTGCCGCATCGAAGGTGGCCGTGCCGCAGGTGATGACGGTGAACGCTGCCAGCGCCGCCGCCAGACTGTCCGTCTCGATGTCGTGGGCCGTCAGGCTGGCGATCTTCGCTGCCCCTGCTTCAATCGCCCCGGCATTCAGGCTGTTGATGGTCGCCGCCGCGATGTGGGCGAACTCAATCGCCGCCGACTGGATGTTCGCCGCGCCGATGGCGGCGTTCTGGATATGGGCATTCCCGATAGCCGCTTCCTGAATCTGCAATTCGCCGACAGCGCCCTCCTGCAGCTGCCCGATGCCCACAGAGCCCAGGGCCAGCTTGCTGCCGGAGATGATGCCCGAGGGCAGCTGACGAGCAGAGATCATGCTGGCACCCACGGTATCCTCAACCGTGCCCAGCGTCATCTTCTCATACTGGCGCGTCAGGCAGTTGTAGGTGTAAGCCGTCATGCGCATGGACACTTCCACTCCGACCCGCTTGGCGATTACCTTGACTGTGTCCCCCAGGAAGATGCTCTGTAGGAAGCTGTACTGACTGTACTCCTCCGTCTGCGTCACGTCGATGAACTCCACTGTCAGGGTAATGGTGGGCAGATCGCAGCCCTTATCGAACTCGGCCAGCGCCGCTTCCCGCATCTGGGTGTAGCACTTAGTCTTGGCCTTTTTGTTTTTCCCCTTGGTGACCTCCTTGCAGTCGGAGACGGCCAGGTGAATCCATTTCGGCGCAGGGTAATTGGCGATGTTCGGGCTGTCGATATAGACCTCGGGCAGGTACAGCACCTTGCCGTCCTTGTCCTCGCCGGTGGGCATGATGCGCGTGACGACATCCGTCATGTCGACATCGTACTTGATGCCGGTCAGGTTCTTGCCCTGGCGGATCTGGATATTGGTATCGCTGCCGACACGCTCCACGACGAACACGTCGAACCAGTCTCTCTGTAGCTCGCCACCGTATTTTTCGATGACCCCGTCGCTGCCCAGCAGGCAGTCCACAGGATTCTTATTCTCGAACACCACTTCTTCCGCCGTGGAGGTCAAGTCGGAATAGAAGGTAAAGTCATGCTCAGACAGGCAACCAGCCCCGATCTGATCCACGACGGTCTTCCCTGTCGTCGTGGGAAGGGGCTCGTATTTCTTGATCATGTTATCGAGCAGATCATAGAAGATGTGCCGGGCATAGGCCGTCACCTTGTCCAGCTCCGGCACGACCCGGTAGATGCGGAAGGGCTGATCCCGCAGCTGGCGGCCCTCGATAACCGCGCCGACTGCGTCGGCGTAGTCGGAGGTATTCCTGACAAAAGCAAGGGAAGCGGCAGGCATATACCCGCGCTTCCCGTCCGGACAGACGACTTCCCAGAGTGTGCTGGTGGTCTGTTCCAACACGATGACCTGTTTGCCCTTCTTGTACTTGCCGAGCTTCTTGTAATTGGCGGCGGTGGATGAACGGAGCACCAGCGGATTCCGCTTGGTATTCACCTTGTAGATTGCCTTGCCCTCGCTGAGCACTTTGTAGGCCAGCGCCACCTGCGGTGTAGTGCCCGAGGGCACCGGGGCCCGGACGATATACCCTTCCTGAAGGCGATGCCATTTTCCGGTCTCGTCCAGCGGATGGACGATCTCCAGCTCATACTCGCCGTTCAGGGTCTCCTTCACCAGCGCGGAAGATGGCGCGATGGTACCCAGGCCGTTGCTGGAGAAGTCGGTACTGTCGGGTGGATAGACACAAAGCATGGGTTTTCGCCTCCTTCAGGGCATAAGAAAAGCGCCGCTCGTAAGCGACGCTGGTCATTCTGATTATCTCGTCAAACTGGGATTTCTTTGGTTCAGAACGTAGTTATAACGGACAACACCTCCATATATTCACGCTGGTATTATACTGGTTTAATCAAACCGTTTGTCCAGAATGTCTCAAAGGTTTCAGTTGAACCACTGTGCTCGACAATTTTTCCGTCAACAACTCTGTCAATGTCAACTCCCGTAATTTCTAAAACCTTATTGGTTGGTGTTATTCCCAGAAAGTCACCTTTGTGGGTTCCACGCATGATAAACTCTGAAATTACATAGTCGCCATCGGTGTATTGGTGGATAATCTTCAGTGTATAATCGGGGTAGGTTTGTTTGACGGCGAGAAGATGCTGTTTCATTCCTTCTGTTCCAATAAAATATGCTTTTTCTCCAACTCTCTGCACACAGTCCTCTGAAATGTATTTATGAAGTTCATCAAGCAAGTTTTCGGAGACAATCACTTCGTAAAAATATTTTATAATGTCTTTATTACTCATTGCACATCTCCTTCATCAAATCCCGATTTGTATACTTGACCTGATTGCAAGTATACCACATCTGACGGTCGGATGAAAGAGCCACATCATAAATACCGCCAGTTCGGCACAATGACCAGCCTGCTCACATCCCCAGACCAGCTGATCAGGTTATTCCCAGGCTTCAGCACCGGGAAGTCGCCCTCCATCTTCTCGTTCAGCAGCGTCTCACCCAGGTATGCTTCCTGTATGACGCTGTTCAGCACAATCCCATTCTCGATGCCCTCCAGCTCAATGAAAGTATCGTTGAGAATGAGCGTAATGTCCCCGCTGCCATAGATGTGGATAATCGGCTCCGAGTAAACGCTGCCCGGGTTGACCACCACAGCGCTGCTGGTCGTGATCGTCACTTCGTCCGGGTTGCTCACATACCAGAACGGCGGTGAGCACCTGAAGTTCACGGCGAAGGAACAGTGGGGATTGCCCCTGAGTATCTTCTCAAATGGGATCTGGTTGGCAATCCGTGCATGATAGAATCCCCCGGGGCGATTGGCGAACGTCACCGTGCCGCCGCCCTTCAGCCAGCTCGCTATGGCGGGTATGAGCGCCGGGTTGCGGATGAAGCAGGTGGCCGTCAGGGTCAGGTCATCATACACATCGTCTCCCTCCAGCGTGGTAAGGCTTCCTGGCCTGCCGGGGATCTTCGTCTGCGTGCTCCGCTCCTGTGGCATGGTGATGGGTGGCTGCTCGGAGACGTAGATCCCGTACTCCGTGCAGCGCACCCCGTTCCATTCAAACCAGTCGTTCATGTGCATACCTCCTATGCCATCCTCAGGCCGCGCCCGCGCTGCTGCGTCCGGGTCAGCGTGGCGATCTCCACAGCCAGGTCGTGGATATCCCGGTCGCTCCGGATGTAGAAGCTGTTTCCCGTTAGGTTCACGCTGCTCTGCTGCTGCCAGGTCTGCCGGTTGTCGTTATGGGTGTTCCCGGCGACGATGCCGCCCTGGGCTTCCTCGGTCAGATACCTGGCGGCGTTGCGGATGATTTTTGCCTGCTCCTGCTGGCCTTCGAGGAAGCCTTCACCCATGCCCTTCATGGCCATGAGGCCGACCTCATCCCGGAAGATAGCAGATGGCGAGTGTATGGCCAGTGCGGCTTTCGCTGCTGAGAGCGCAGACCGCGCTGCCTGAACCGCCGCCTGTATGACAGCGGACTGTCCGGAGCGAATACCGGAGGCAATGCCACTGGTGATGGCTGTGCCGATTGAGCGTGCGCTGGCTGCAGCGGTCGATGCCTGGGCGGCAAGGGCACCGGAGAGAGCGCCCATCAGATTGGATACAGCTGTGGCGCTGTCGCCTGCAAAGCTGTACTGCGTCATGCCCTGGCCAACACCGGCGGAAACGTCATTGCCCAGCGGAACCATGCGCTGTGCCGGGGACTGGCTCTGGAGGGAACCGCGATACGCGCCTTCCAGGTTGCCTGCCGCTGTGGCGGTGTCTCCGGAGAAGTCATACGCTGCTGCGCCCTGGCCGACACCGGCGCTGGCGTCATTGCCGACCTGAGGCATGACACCGGCGATGGCTGTCTGCAGGGAAGTGGCCAGCGTGGAGGCGTCGCCTTCCCAGCCATACTCCTGCATACCCTGGGCGATGGCGGAGCTGACGTCATTGCCCACACCGAGGTACTGGTCGGCTGCGCTCACCAGATCGAGGATCTCCTGCAGCTGCGTGGCATATTCCTGTGCTGTCGTCGCGTCCAGCTCCCCGCTGTTCAGCGCCTGCCACAGGTTCAGCGCGTAGTTGGCCAGCGCCTGCATGTCGTCCTCGCGATAGGACAGGTCGTCTATCATCTGCACCAGGTCGCCCAGCTGGTTGCGCAACACCTGATCCATGCCATTCATACTGGTGTCGGTTCCTGCCTCCTTGAACTCTTCGACCTTCTGGCGGTATTCCTCCAGCGCGTCGGCGGCGTTGTTGATCTCCGTCACGCTGTCATGGACGCTGGTGGTCAGCCAGCTGAAGGATGTGTCCTTCAGAGGCTTGTCCTCATAGACGACCTTCGTCTCCTCGACAGCCTCCTGTGTGCCAACCTCGGGCGTGATGACGACGTGCAGCGTGCCGTCCGTGTCGTAGGCGATGATCGTTTCAGCGGTCAGCTTTTCGGCAGGTACGACGTTGACAGGAATCTCCTCACCGTTATAATAGAAATGGGCGTTCTCGTCGCCGAGAACATCCGTGGGGTTGTCGTACTTCTCCCCGAGCCGCAGGATGCCGTCCACTTTGATGGGATTCCTGGCCAGCACCTGATTCAGCGCGGTCAGGTCATACCCGGAGATGGAAAGCTTGCTGGTGGGCGTTGGCACGGTTGCGCCGCTGTCATCATAAGATGAAATGTATCCCGTCAGGGACTGTGCCAGGGCCGACTTGTCGCAGCCGGTCGCCTCGGAGAACTTGTTCACGAGGGCTTCCACCTGGTCAGGTGTAAGCGCGGATACATCCACGCCCTCCGCCTCCAGGTACTTCACGACCATGGCGGTCACATCATCCGGCGTCAGCGCCGTAGTGAGCGCGCCGCCCTCGATCTCCTGATAGGCCAGCACGAAAGCCGTGACGGCTTCTGGGGTCAGCCCTGAGGTGTCGACGCCATTGTCCTCAAGGTACTTGTTGACATAAGCGACGATCTCGTCAGGCTTGAGGGTGCTCATGTCAGCACCCTCCGCCATCTCCTGATAGGCGGAGACCATGGCAGTGACGTTTTCGGGCGTCAGGCCGGACACATCCGCGCCGGTGGTGGCCTCCGCGTAGGTTTCCACATACGCGATGATGCCCTCCGGCGTCAGTGATGTCTTGTCCGCGCCTTCCGGCTTCTCTGTGAACCGTTCAATGACGGCGTCCACCTTAATCTGCTGCCGGGCGGCGTTTTCCTGCTCCTGGATGCCCGCGATGATGGCATCCGTGGTGATCGCGCCGGGATTGGCGGCGAACTCGTCCCAGTTGGCCTGAGCACCGGTCATATCCAGCTCCGTGGCGATCTTCAGGACTTCCTCAGAAAGCCCCTCGCCGAACATGGAAGCCAGTCCCTCCAGCGAGGAAGAATACTGGCTGGTGAACTGCTGGATGGATGCCAGCTGTTCCAGGGCTGTAGAGACATCGATCTCCGGGAACAGCGCCTGCACCTCTTCCATGCTCATGCCGCTGGTGAGCAGTTCGGAGATCTGTGTGAGCACACCGGCATATTCAGTGAGACTCCCTTCATCCAGACCGGTCGCGGCGCTCTTCACGGCGTCCAGTGCCTGGGCGGCCTGATAGGAATCCTCGCCGTAAGTCTTGACGGCAGCATCATAGGCGGTGAGCTTCCCGGCAAGATCGGCCAGCGTATCGCCGGTCTGCTGCATGCCTTCATCGTTCCACACGGGATTGACCAGCTGCGCCAGCGTCTGGGCGTATTCCCGGGTGGCGGCAAGACGGCGCTCATTATAGCTGGTGTTCAGATCGGTCAGCGCGGCCTGCTTCTCCGCGCCATCCTCCATGAGCTGGATCAGGGCGTATTCGCTGTCATACTGGGCGTCGACCTCCGAATTGATCGCAGCCAGCCCCTGGGCAGCGGCGACCATGGCGTTCTGGTACACGGACACATCCGCATCCTGCTGACCATGAGCCTGGGCCCGGGCGACCTCGGCTTCCACTTTGTCGAGAATGGTCTGGAAACCCTCGGTCTCGCTGTCCGGCTGAAGTTTGTACTTGACGATGATAGCTTCCCGGTTGTCGATGAGTTCCTGAAGCCGTATCTTTTCATCGTCCGTCAGGTAGCCGTTCTGGCGCTTCTTCAGCAGGGACTCAATCTCCCTGTCCATGCTGTCGAGGCTGTCAATGTCTACCTGGATCTGTTCAGACACGCCAGTATACCCGGCATCCTTCGCTGCGCCTTGCAGCGCCTGCAGCTCTGTGCGGGTGGACTCGGTGAGGGCCTTCCACGAATCCGTCCACTCACGGACGATCTCATTCGTTTCACCCTTGCCGTCCGTCCAGACGTCGATCAGGCCGGTCATCCAGGCCCGGGCGCTCTTTGCGGTGTCGTCGTTCTTGAAGTCATCCTCGGACATGCCGAAGAAGGACAGCCCCGCGCCGCTTTTCCCGTAGAAGGTATCGGCAGTGGTGTTCTTCCATTCATTTGCCGTGTCGATGAGCGCCTGCGTGGCCTCCTTGGCCATCTTCGCCCCGGAAACCCAGTCCCACAGCTTTACAACACCATACACCACAGCTGCGCCGACGGCCAGCCAGACGGCAGGCGACTTCGCAAGCACGGTGAGCAGACCGGACATCCCGCCACCGGCCTTGCCGACAGCGGTACAGAAGGTGCCCAGCCAGCCGGTCAGCTTGCCGAGCCCTGTGGCCAATCGTCCGAAGATCAGGATCACCGGCCCGGCGGCAGCGGCGAGGGCCGCAAACCGCGCAATCTGAAGCCTTTGCCCCTGATCCATGTTCTGCAATTTGTCTATGAACTTGCCGACGCTCTCCATGACCCGCTCAATGTTGGGACGGAGGTCGTCGCCCAGGGTCTGGGCAAACAGCACGGCGCGGTTCTTCAGGTTAGTGAGCCTGCTCTGGAGTGTGGCATAGCGCTTGGACGCCATGGTTTCCAGCGCGGTGTTCTCCTTCCAGGCCTGTGTGGCCATCTTCTGGGCGTTGGAGAACAGCTCGCTGGCGTTTGTAGCGCGGAGCAGTGTGTCCCTGAGCCTGATTTCACTGATGCCGATGTCATTCAGGGTCTTGACGGCGGACGCGCCTTCGTCGTCCATCCTGCCCAAGCCCTCAATGAACTTCTGGAACACCTGCACCGGGTCGTTTTCCCACTGCTCGACGAATTCCTTCTCCGTCAGGCCGCTGACCATGGCAAAGTCCTTCAGGGCGTCGCCGCCGGTTTTTGCTGCAACCTCCATGTTGATGAGAGCCTTGGACATGGAGGAACCGCCCGCCTGGGCCTGTATGCCGACTGAAGACAGCGCGGCAGCCAGCCCCAGCACCTGGGGCTCCGTCAGGCCGATCTGCTTACCGGCACCGGCAATGCGCATGGCCATGGTGACGATGGGCTCCTCGGTAGCAGCGAAATTGTTACCCAGCTCGGCTACCGTCGAGCCGATGTTCCTGAACAGCGACTGGTCGGTGCCCATGATGTTGGCGAACTTGGCAAGGCTGGTGGCCGCTGTATCCGCATCCAGGTCGGTGCTACTGTTCGCCAAGTCAATCATGACACGGGAAAACTCTTCGATGTGCTCCGTGGCAATGCCCAGCTGACCACCTGTGGACATGACATGGTTGATGTCGGTGGTGGAGGTGGCGATCTGCGTGGACAGCCGCTTGGATGCCGCCGCCAGCTGATCATACTGCTCTTCCGTCGCCTGGACGGTCTTGCGCACATAGGCAAACGAGGACTCGAAGTCCAGACTGGCCTGCACGATCTTCTTGCCCATGGCCACGATGGGCGTGGTGATCATGACGGTCATGCGGCGTCCCAGCGCGGTGGCACTCTTGCCGATGGCCGTCAGCTTGGTGGAGAAGGCCGTCAGGGCAGCGCCCGCCTGTGTCCATGCAGAACGGGATATCTGCAGCTGCTGTGTCAGCCTGCGGATCTCCGCTTCCGTCTCGCGCACCGTGGCCCGGGCATTGTTGAGCTCGGTTTGTGCCCGGGAGACGGCGTCCGCATCGCGCTGCATGGCCCGCTGCAGGGAGGTGCACTGGCCTTCGAGCTTCTTCACCTCGTCGCCGCTGGCAGCGTATTCCTGTCTCAGTCCCTCCAGCTGAGCTTCCGCTTCCGCGTAGGCGATGGTATTCTCATGGCCTTCATCCTTCAGTACCCGGAGCTCATTCTCATGAGTGCGAATACTATCCGCCAACTCCGTATGTCGCTGTCGGGCTTCAGTCAGGCGCTGTGAGTATTGCTGATACCGGGCGTGGCTCTCCTGAAGGCGACTGTTGGCGGAGGCAAGCGCCCGTTCATACTGGGATACAACATCCCGCTGATGTCCCAGATTGGTCTGGAGCATGGACAGACGGCTCGTCATACCGGCGGTGGTATTCCCGAAGTTGTCTATGCCAGCGCCTGCCAACCGGAAGCTGCTCTCCGCCTCGCGGATCTGGCGGTTGATGCTGTTGATGTTTCGAGAGAAGTTGTCGGATTGCAGCGACAGGGTGACCACCAGGTCGCGCAGCACTTCGGGCATGAGAGTTCACCTGCCTTATGGTTTGAGACCAGGCCACACCTCGTCGATATAACGGGGCTTCGGCTCGGCCTTCCTGTGTTCTTTGTTACTGTTCCATGCCCGCACCTTCAAAAAGCCGAGCATGTCCATCTCGTCAATCTCTCGCATGCGCCATCCGGCGTCCAGCAGGGAGTTGTAGGTGGAATAGATAAAGTCGTGCAGCGTCAGGCCTTCGCCCTCCGGGGGCGGACCTTCCGTCGGGGGCGTCAGTCCTCCGCTGCCGTCGTAGGGAAAGACGACAACACATCCGTGGTCTGGGCCTGCACCGCGAACAGCGCAATGACGATGTCGTGCATCAGGCGATCCACGGGGTAGTTATCCAGCACATCGTCCGGGGTGAACTGGTTGTTAAACAGCAGGCAGAACCAGCGGATCATCACGTCGAGCGCGTCCGGGATGGTCAGGTTGTCCGGGTTCTCGATCTCTTCGCCCTTCACAGCGGCTTCCGAGATGGCGGAGATGCGGGTGTACATCTTCATCGCCGGTTCGATCTCCCGGAGAGCACGACCGGAGACGAAGTCCACGGTATATTTCTTATCGCCGAGCGTACAGGTAATCATAAGCGCTATCCTCCTGAAAAAGCGCTGCCGCAAGTCTTAGCCTGCGGCAGCATAGTGGTCGGGTGATGACTCATCACGGAGTCGGCGTGAACGTGGGCGCATACACGGACTGCAGGAAGGTCGCGGCCTTTTCCGCAGTGAAGCCGTTCTCGCCTTCGTCGGCGACCGCCTGGTACTGGCCATCGTGCGTCCGCTTGATGGCCGTCCACTGGATCTCGCCGGTCTGGCGGGTCACCTTGGTGCCCTCCTTGGTGGCGTAGTTCTCCGTAAGCGGCGTGGCGCGTACCTTGTACAGCCACACGTACCGGAACTTGTGGTTGGACTTCTCGGACATGAAGCCCACCGCGAAGTAGGGCGGCGTGTCGGTGGAGGAGCGGATCAGGACGCCGTTGTCGTCCAGCTTGTTGCCGAACACCTTCTCCTGGATGGTCAGAGGGATGTCCGCCATCTTCGTTTTGAAGGTGAGCTCAGGATCGGGATACAGGACGTCAAATTCCACGTCATCCGCGTACTGAACGTCCGGGTCGGCGTTCTGCGGTTCGATGGACGCTTCAATCGCGCCCGCCACCAGCTGCAGGTCGCCATAGGTCAGGGTCTCTTCGGTATCGGTCACCACCTCGGCGATGACCATGTTCTTCAGGCCGACCGTGGAAGAGACGGTCGGGGAAGCAGCGGGATTAGGCATAGTCGTTTACCTCCGTTCTTATGATCGATTCATGATTTCATCGGCGAGAACACGCTTGATCTCGCCATAGGCTTCTTCCGCCCGAGCGTCGAATGCCGGGCGCACAAAAGGGTGTGGCGGCGCTGGCCCCGGGCCTCCATGGCCGTATTCCACAGGGTTTGCATAGTAGGCTCCTGCCTCGCTGTGTTTGACACCGATGGAGATCTGCTTGCCGCCCCGGCGCTGTCTGACCCTGTCCGTGTGGATGGAGCCATGGAGCGCGCCGGTGATGATCTTGGGATCGCTGGACGCATTGGCCAGCATCTGCTGTTCGATGGGCGCGGCCCCGGCCTGCAGCGCCCGGTCGACGCCGGAGCCGTTCTCCAGTGACATGGCCATGGATGCCAGGTCGTTTTGCAGCTCAGCGAACCCCTGCAGGTCAAATGCCATAGTCCACCTCCTCGAACCACACCCACGTCCACTGCACCGTGTAGGTCTTAGTGGGCGGATCATATGCGGGGTGATTGTAACCCTTGTCTGACTCCTCCAGCATGCCGAAGCCGTAACTGAACATTGCCTGCCGGATGGTCTCCGCCATGGCCGTCGGGTCGAAGTCGCTCCACAGGTTCAGGTACACATAGGTGCGCAGGGCGCGAACATGATCGTCATAGTGCTCCGCCTCCGTGGTGGTGGAGGAGTACACGACGTACTGATGCGGCGGATTCTGATTCTCTGTGGTGGCCCGCCAGATGCCCGCCATGACCGGGATGCCGATGTTGGCGAGGGCTTCCTGTACCTGCTTCATCCGCTCACGCCCTTTGCGATGCTGGCCTTCAGGCCGAGGTAATTGTGGGAGAAGCCGTATACGCCCAGCGTGGAGATGTCCCACTTCTCATCCTCGAACCGCACCCACATGCCGGGCTTCACATCGGAGCGCCACCTAATGGTGAAGTTCACCACAGCCTCGGTGTTCATGACATCAGCGGAGCGATAATGCTGGTTACCGGCATCCGTGGCGGAAGCCCACACCCGGCAGAGCACCACGTCCCTGGGCTCCGGGTAGCCGTTGGCATTCACTTCGTTGACGGTGTAGCCGATCTCGATCATGTGCTTCAGATCCCCTGGATGCGGATTGCCTTCAAAGTTTTTGTATCCTCGCAAGGCGTCTCACCTCCTCAGAACATCTTCTCCGGATCGCGGTAGGGGTACAGCAGGCTGTCAAAGGCCATGCGCGTGGCCTTGTAGGTGGTCATGTCGGGAATGTCCCGGTTCTCGTAGTAGAAGCTGGTCATGAGGATGACGGCCAGACGAACGGGCTGAGGGACTTCGGGCACATTGCCTTCCTCGTCGGGCTCAGGCTCAAACGATACCCGGCAATAGTCCTCCGCAGCCGTCTGCGCTTGGGCGATCAGTCCGGCGATGTAGTCGTCCTCATCATCATGCTGGATGCGCAGATGAGTTTTCACCTCATCGACGGTAATGATCATCAGCCATCACCGCCCTCATCATCAGGGACGGCAGAGGTTTCAGTTGCCATCAGGCCAATGGAGCGCAGCGCAGCCAGCAGTGCATTGTAGTCCTGACGCAGCGCGGCCACAGTGGACGCCTCGCTGTCAGCCACGGCAGGCATCTGCGCCGCACCACCGCCTGAAGGCAAGTCGAAAAGGCCGTCCGCGCCTTCCACACTCGCACCCGGAAGGAAGGTCAGCTTCCCGCCGATGACCAGCTCATTGCCGCCGTGGGCAAAGTAGTTCTTGTTGCTGTGAGCATCAGACATAAAATTCACCTCCATGGAAACGGGAGCCGCATCGTCAGACACAGCTCCCGTTGGTTGTCGGGTTACGCGCCCTTGACAGCCAGGCACTTCATGGCCTCGGGCAGCACCAGACGGCCATCCACGCGCTGAGTGGCACGGAAGCCGATCTGACCGGTGACAGCGAACAGCTCGTTCAGGCGCTGGAAGGAACGGCCCTGGCGGTCGGCGATCCAGTAGGACTTGAAGTCGCCGAACAGGATGACCTTCTTGCCCGCAGCCACCTCGGGCATGTAGGGAGAGGTCACGATGCGGTAGTTCAGCAGCATGTCGGGCTGGCCTTCCTTCAGGCCCGGCTGCCAGAGGTACTGGCCCTCGATGCTCTTGAGCTTCCGGATGGCCTTGATGGTGCTGTCGTTCATCAGGAAGGTAGCCTTCTTGCGGTACACGCTCTTGATGGAATGCACCAGGTCGATGATCTCATCGGCAGCGATGGTGGTCCCGGCAGTGGTCACACCGGTGCCCGCGCCGTTGGTGGCGTGGAGCAGGCCGGTGGGCTTGCCGGTGCCATCGCCGTTGATGAAGGCGTCCTCCTCGGCAGCACCGATGCGGCGGGCGAACTCGGCGGCAATATAGCTCTCGATGTTGAACACGGAATCCTGGAGCAGCTCGTCGGACACTTTGATCATCGTGGCCACCTTGTGAGCGCCGATGGTGATCTGTCCGAAAACGTCATCGCTCTCGGGGATCGCGCCTTCCTCATCCACCCAGGACGCCGTGCCGTGGGACGCCACGACGGGGATCTTCCGGTCACCGGAGCTGGTCTGGATGATGGTGCACAGGGAGCGGAGCACGTTCTCCTCCTCCAGGGCCTGCACCAGGGTGCGCTCGTATTCGTCGGGTACCAGGTACCCGCCCTCGCTGTCGGTGCCGATCTGCAGCGCGTTCATCACGCTGGGGGCAGCGGTGCGGTTTCGAACCATACCCCAGAAGGCGTTGCGGTACTCATCGGAGGCGCGGCCCTGCTTCCGGTCGGTCGTGGTGGTGGGGCGGGAGACCAGCGGAGAGGCGGTGGGCTGGTCCAGCTCACGGTCAATCGCCGCTTGGCGCTCCAAGCGTTCGATCTCCTTGCCCAGGGCGACCACATCCGCTTCCATCTTCTCGTAGGTGGCGACGTCCTTTGCGGACAGCATGCCCTTCTCGTCCCGATGGGAATCGAGGAACTGCTTCGCCTGTTCCCAGGCGCGGGCACGGTTCTCACGCAGTTCGTTTACAGTGAAAGATCTACTCATGAATAATACCTCCTGCCTCTTTGGGCAAAAATAATAGCTCCCATGAGGGAGCCTGGTTGAAATGGCCCATAACCGGGCCGGTTATAAAGAACAGCGGCAGAGGGGCTTCTCTGACCACTGCGTCTTCTTTATTTGGATTCCTTCTTCGCGGCATAAATGCCTGCGTCCTCCAGTTTGATCATCGCGCCCTGGATGAGGAAATTGTCGCCGCCCATATCTGCCGGGATCAGGTCGAATCCTTCCAGGCGGCGCACATCGTTGGGACACATAAAGCCGTTGTTGATGCCGACGGCATAGCCCTCCATGCGGCTCTTATAGTCGCCGCGAAGCAGTCCGTCCACATTGAAGCGGATGAAATATTTTTCTTTCTCCTCCGGGAGAAGGAGAGAGCGCTGCATGGACTGTTCCCAGCGTGCGAGCCACGGTTCCAAGGTGTAAGTCACAAATTCCAGTGACTGTTCTTCGATATTGGAGAACGTCGCATGCTCCAGGTCACCGATCAGGTGAGGCGGAATGCGAAATATCCTCGCGATCTCATCAAGCTGGAACTTACGCGTTTCCAAAAACTGCGCCTGCTCCGGTGAAATGGAGATCGGCGTATATGTCATTCCTTCTTCAAGAATCGCCACCTTGTTTGCTCTGTGGCTTCCTCCAAATCCTGCCTCCCAGGAGGAACGGATCTTTTCCGGGTCCTTCACGGTTCCCGGCATGGAGAGCACACCGGATGGGTTCGCGCCGTTCTTAAAGAAGGACGCACCGTATTCTTCGGTTGCCATTGCCATGCCGATGGAGTTTTTCGCCATCGCAATCGGGGAGTAGCCGACAAGGCCGTCAAATCCAAGCCCCGGAACGTGCAGCACCTCATCTGGAGAAAGCCTCACCGTTCCGGTGTTCATCGTAGGAGCATCTGATGTGCTCATCT